CGACAACACCAGTATTACACACTTTAGCATAGAGAGAAATATTTACACTAGGAGCTGCACCATTCACCGAGGTCAACGGACTAGCCACAAAACAGTAAAGACTAAACAAATCAATCTGTTGGGCTCCCACATTTATCATCTCCCGGTAATGACAATAAGGAATAGTTATAGTTGTAGCTTGATTTGAGGAAGCGGATACTTGAAACCAACGATTAGAAAACATACTAAAGTAAGATGTTGAGTACCCAGGATTCAAAGCCTTAGCCTGAGGAATCCAAGCAAAAACAAGTTTGCCGTAATGCATAGGAGTACCATTAATCCTAATAGTTATTTCAAATGTAGGCCTCCAAAATGCAATCTTTTCTAACTTTGCTCTTATAGTATTGTTAGAAGTAAATACATCCGGAAACACCCAAACGCCTTTACTAACACCCAAAACGTCTGAAGAAGCCCAGTTTATCGTGTCAAACATAACTGGTCTCTCCAAAAATTTGTTGAGATCAACTGGGGGCATAGTATTGTTTATTTCATAGAAATCCATACCTTCACCAGTTTCATGCCTGGTATGAGTGTCATCAAAAGTAGTAATTTCCTGCGTAATTATATCCTTGTCAACATTTTCTTGCAACATCTCTTGTTCTACAGGCTCTTCACTCTGTGGATAGAAATTAGAATCAAACTCTACACTCTGGGGTTTTAATTTTTCTATGGTATTTTTAGACAAGCGTCTAGTTTTTATAATTTTTTTGTTTCTTTCGTTGTGTTCGCTAGTTTGTGGATGAAAAACACCCCCTACTAGTGAGCCCAACTCTATAAGATTTTCTAAATTTTCGGTTACATAACTAATATGATGATTAAAATTGTATTTAGCGATAGTTTTAAATACAATCGACGCGCAAACTATCAAATTGAGGTCGAAGGTAGTAACTAGTTTAAGGACATCTCAGTCCGAGCTAGACAATTGCAACAGTTCGTGTGCGCTACTAACACACGATCTGAGATCAATTAGATCTTTATATATGCTTGGATAGCATATTTGTTTACATCGCTCATATGTAAACAATTCATTTGGGTCTATATCAAAATATACTTTCTCTTCATCCAATGTACAACCCCCCAATGACAGAGTAGTACAATATCGAGAATAAACTTTTCTCAGCTTAAGAAACTTTTCTTTACCGTGAGCCGCCATAAAAAGCAAGCTTTGGTTGAACCTTGACATTTGATTGACCATGTCAAGTGGGTCTCCTTGGGCCCAACGAGGGATTTCATATACAACATCTATGTCTAAAGGCGCTAAATAAAGATCATTCTCTCTATCATAGACAAAATGTCGTTTTAAATAGGTAATCTCATCTTTAGGTACATAATCTCCACTTATAGAACCCTTAGTAGCTGAGGTATACACAATCCCGAGTTTTGCTAGTTCAGTCTCTAAAGCTTTCATCGTTAATTTACCTACTGCAACCCCACCTATAGCAGCTAAGTTATCGTCACCAACCATGCTTAATCCTACGTGGTTCTTAAAATACTTCAAGTCCCTAGAAACCACCTGCGTGTAAACGTAACGAAAATACACCAT